ATTCCAAATACATTCATGGTCTACACCTTCTCCCAACGGAGGTCTGCATGTTTCCTCTGTGTTCCGGGTAGTGCATACTGCCTCGTTTACGCGTACGGATGCTCCCTGATTCACGATACAAGTGCCTGTAACTTCTTGACCTTCTACTAAATTATTACATAACTTCATACTATCTATTAAATTATATACTAAAGCACCTATGATAAATGATACAAATGCCTTAACGTATATTTCATCCATTATATATATAATAAATATATATTTTTTTAATAAGCAAATGATTCTAAAGATTGAGTATAGGGGTTGTTTCTAAATGGTGCCAATAAATTAGGGTCGGTTGTTCTGTCAGCGATAGCAGTATCATTAAGTTTGTCTTTGAAATGTGTGAATTCGCATGTATCTTTTTCTAAATATTCTGGATTCATTCTATCATAATGAGATTGTCTATGATTATAATAATCGCCTTCATTCTTTTTAACTTCAATATTATATGTTTCTTTACTATTATAATATTTGCTACCTTCCGGAACAGGATATCTGCCTTGAGCAATTATTTCTTTAGTAGCATTCATTTCAGCATTATTATAATTATTATGATCCATAGGTTGTCCCACTTCAGTTCCGCCTGTCCCCATATAATTTTGATCTGAAGATGTAAATTGTTTTTTGGTCTTTTTAATTTCGTCATATAATCTTTCAGTAGGTAAATCTGTACCTCCGCCAATATAGCCATTATTTTGGGAATCAATTGTTGTTTGCTTAATTGTTTTCTTTACGCCATCCATTAATCCTAATGTAAAATCTTTAACTTCTGTAGAAATATTACTATCATATGTTCTTAAAGTAGTTACATCTCTTTCATTTGGATACATTTGGTATGTATCTTTAACTGTATCATTATTGGATAGGTCAACAGTCACACCTGCATTTCTCATGCTATCAGTTTGGAAATTCTGTTTACTTGAAACGGCATATTTTGATCTATACTCAGGTGCTTCGTGTTCACCACCAGTAGCAATACCAAATTCTTGTTTATTAAAGAATTGTCTATTAGTATTGGGTACAATTTGTTCAGGTCTTTCTGATTTAGCAATATAAGCTCCTGTAGTAGTTAACCATTTATCGGGTGAATTAAAATAATCAACATCAGGTGTATGTTTAAATACTTGGCCAATTTTCCCACCTTTTTGTTCACCTTTACCAGGTAAAATCCTACCTTCATGTGTTTGTTGTTGATTATTAAGTGTTCTTAAATTATCTATATTATTTTTTTCATAGTATTGTCTTCCTATATCTATATTATTCATACTTTTTTCGTCTATTTGAGAAACCTGTACTTGTTCGAATGGTAATACATTAGTCATTTTATTTGAGACATATATCTGTGATTTTAATTCATCTGAATAAGGTTTTTGACCATGAACATTTTCAGATCTATATTTTTCAAAGAAAGGTGTTTGTTCTTTTTTTTGAATATGGTAATCTTTACCTCCTTGATGTCTAGATAAATGTCTATTATCATTTAAATTAATATTTGGCGGAGATTTAGTAAAGAATGGTTCTATTTTAATACCTTGATCATTTACTAAAAAATCTGTTTTACCTATTTTAGCACCAGCACTGCTACTATATATATATTCTTTCCCTTCATTATTATCATTATCTTCTGAATTTAAATAATCTTGTATATTTTGGAAATTAATATTATTAACCCCAGGGATTTGGGTTGTTTTATATTCATCATATAAACTAGCAGAATGTTCTTGTTGGTTATTTGAATCATGAAAGTAGTCAGTTTCATATGCTTCTTCTCTAGTAGGTAAATCAGAATTATTATTATTATTGTCAGTTTTATTACTATTATTTAAGAAATAACCCGCTCCCAATATTCCTAATAAAATACTTGCTTCCATATTATTATATGTATATAATAATATTTTAAAAAAATAAATATATAAAAATATAAAAATAATAAACTATAATTTAACAATCTTTTTCATTATCTATTATAGTTTGATAAGTGTCTTCACCTAATCTTTTAAAAGGTTCACATGCATTTTTTTGAGGGTCTTTATGTAATTGATAAAATCTATTTTTAGCAACACCTCTTAACTCTGACGGAGGATTATTTAATAATGTACTTTCTTCATGGAAAAATCCATCAGGTAAATCTTTATATTCTACTTTTTTATTTGGGTCAGGTTTATATTTTTTATTAGGATCATTACTATTAACATTAACAATATTTTTCAAATCAGATTCAGTATCAACCAGAGACATATTTTTATTGATTGATGCTCCCATTTTTTGTAGACGAACAGTAGGTGCCCATGGATATGCTACACTATTCATTTTTTTAGCAACATCCAACATATATAACCCAGATCCCATAGATTCTTTATTTAATTGGTGTAATTGGTCTGACTCATGTTCCAAGTATAAATTATTCATATTATATTATATATAAATATTTAATTTACAGCATTTAATATATTATTATTTAATTCGAATTTATAAAATTATTATTATTATTATTATTATTGTTATTATTGTTATTATTATTATTACCAGGTGTATTACATCTTTGTTTATAATCCATTTGTTTAAATATATCTCTGGAGGGTAATCCGCCACGAACCCATCCTTTACTATTATCTTCTGGAATAATATGGATAGGATTTTGGACTTCTTTAGATAATCTAGGTATCATAGGAGTGTAATAATTACCTATAGAGACACCTGATAATACATTACATGATCTATCACCGTGACTAGTTAAATTACCACCTTGAATAATAGATTCAGTATCAACATTAAATGCACCTTTACCAAAATATCCTGCTGTATATTTTTGTGGTAATTGATTTCTGTAATTTTTATTAGTTAATAAGTCAGATCTGAGTGCTGAATCATTATCGATTAAACACCCACCTTCACCCATCCAACCAGTACCCGCATTAAAATTAATAGCTGGTTGACTTAATTGTAAATCTCTAGCAGATTCTAATCCGCATTCGCATCCATACATATTATCTAATTCTCTTCTTCCCGGACCTAATCTTTGTTCATTATCAATGGTAGTAGTACCACCGTCATACATTAAATTACTTTGACCGAATAATGAAAAAGTCTTTTTATCAATCTTCTGATCTCCACATGACTGTAAATCAAAATCTGATCCTCCCTCATTAAAATTATTATATTGATTTGACATTATATATATATGTAAAATATATTATTTTATATATAATTATTAATTTTATTAACTTCATTTATGGGATTAGTAATTATTAATTAGCGTTAGGAGCGAGGGGCTGCGGGAGTGCCTCCACCAGATACATTCTGTGAACTAGGTAAATTAGCAAAACACTGAATACCATTACCTTCTTTACAAGTAGGCGGTCTCGAATAACACCATTCAGCAAATGCGCCTTGATCATTAACAATAGAATTCACAGGCATTGTATAAAATTGTCTATTACCATTTTCTTTATCAAAAATATCAAACTGATCTTTATATAAATCGTTATTATAATTAATTTTTTCTAAATCTCTAATAACACTATTATTATATGAATAACATGATTTTTCTAAGTTTCCTGTTAATATGTCATGTGGTGTAGGATTCATAAATGGATTATCTTTAGTAGGCATTTTACACCCGTCTATACCACTATCATTATCCGAACTTACATTAAAATTATTTGAATTTCTTGAAATATTATTATTGTCATTGGATTCATTAATATTGTGGAATTTTCTATAATAATTATATAATACCACTGTTACTATACCGACAAAAATGGGAACAACAATATTTTTTATATTTTTATTAATCAATGTACTAATTATGAAATAATAAATTGATAATCTAAATATAGTATTTAATTTGTTATTAAATTTCATAGAAGATAAGGGTATTACTTCTAAAAGGTGATTTTTACTAAATAAAATTGATAAATCATTTATCCAAAAAGTATTCATATATATATAATATATATATTTATAAAAAAATTATTGTTTATTGTTTAACTTCTTTCTTAGCCGTTCTCTAACAACACCAGGGTCATGATTGTCATTTGTATTATTTGATGATGGATGTTGTTGATGATTTTGTGCTGGAGAAGGAGATTGTTCAGATGATTGGTTATTCATACCTGCAAACATATTCATCATATTACTCATATCTGGCATATTTCCATCACCAGATCCAGGATTACCCATATTACCAAACATACTCATCATACCTTTCATCATATCATTTTTACCCATTAAATTAGATGCTTCACCTAATAAAGCATTACCATCTAATTCATTATTACTAATTTTATCTGTTAAAGTGGTATTAATTTTTTGAAATATATTCATCATATTTTCAGGTTTCATAAAATCAGATAGTCCGTCTTCACCCATTTCATCCAATTTTAAATCATCTGTAATTTCTTTGGCTAAATTACCAATATTTGTATTATTAAGAATATTGTCCATATCATTTAAATTATTATCTTTAGAAGTATCTTCTTCTTCGGCAGTATTTTTTAAATTTTCATTAATTTTTTTGATATTTTTAATATCTTTTAATGATTTTTTGTCTTTAATTTTTTCATTAGATTCTATTGATTTTAATACTTCATTGATTTTATCATTTGAATTTTTTGAAATATTAATTAAACAAAATGATTGTAAATATTTCCAAATATTATCTTTAGTTTTATTACTTATATTTGAAGTCCATATAGTTTTCATAGATATTTCTTTAATTAAATAAAAATCATCTGAAAATATATCATCATTCTTATTTGTAATATTGTCACTATTATTATCAATTATGTTTAAAAATTCTTTAATTATATCATTTTCATCAATAATTAAATCATCTGAATTTAAAATATCGCTATAATTTTTATTAATACATTCAGTATGTTCAGGAAAAACCTTAAGAATATCATTCATAAATCCTTTAAATAAAGTTAATGTTTTATCATTAAAATCCATTATATATATTAAATAAATATAATATAAAAAATATAAAAAATATACGCAGTTATTCACGTCCCTCTACTTTTCATCATTTGTTCATATGCATTATTATCAAAACGACCTTCTTTTTCCCCAGACGAAGAATTATTTTGACCTGTAGGTTTTTCAGAACTATATCCATCATCTAAAAAACAATATTGTTGCATCAAATTGTTATTACCTTTATCATCACTAATATTTTCGTATGAACAATCTTCACCCCAACATACACCTTCTATTTCGCCATCTTCTTTGGGTTTATCAAGTTGTTTCGTGGGATCATCTGATTTTTGCTGCATATCAGGTTGTTGCATGTTGGGTTGAGAAGGCGCATTTAAATCAGGTGTTCTCATGCCATCCATATTTTGTCCTAGTGATTGTGTTCCTAACGGAGGACCCATATTATTAGATTGTTGTTGTCCCATATTAGGTTGTTGTTGTCCCATATTAGGTTGTTGTTGTCCCATATTAGGTTGTTGTTGTCCCATATTAGGTTGTTGTTGTCCCATATTAGGTTGTTGTCCCATATTAGGTTGTTGTCCCTGTGGTCCACCATTTTGTTTTATATGATGTTGATTAACACTATCAATTAAATTATACATTCTATCATCAAAATATAATTCCTCATTATAAACTAATGTAGGGACCGATGTAATAAAATTAGGTATTTGGTTAGACTCAACATCTATAATATTGAAATATTGAATAAGATATTTATTATTATAAAAAACAATCAATAAATTTTTACAATGAGGACATTTTTTGCTTATATAAATATCCATTTATTTCTTAATAAATATTTTAAATAATATTAATAAACATAAATTTGAAAAATATATAAAAATATATAATTATATTATATAAATGTCTGGATTTACTTGCGATATTACTAAAAGTGATACTTCTACAGATAATAGATTGAATTTTGAGATTAAAGGTAATCAATCATATGGTTTTGATAAAACTATAGTAAATGCGATCCGTAGAACTTTATTATCATCTATAGAAACTTATGCTTTTAGGACCACTTATGAAAATTCAGATATCACAATCGAAACAAATAATACATCATTACACAATGAATTTATATTAGATAGAATTGGATTAATACCACTATATTTAGATCCTAAATTACCTACAGACAATCCTTTACAATATTTATTCATAATGAATATTAAACATGATAATTTAAATCCAGTCTCAATAATTACAGCTAATAATTTTGAAATATATGAATTGAAACAATCTGTAATGGGAAGTGCTAATTATATGAATGGATTAATTAATGTAATCGATAAAAATAATTACGATTTAACTAAACAGGTTCCTGATAAAATTAAACAAAAAATTTTTAGACCATTTCTAAGTAAATATTACTCTATAATTACAGAAATGAAATCTACAAATTCTGAAGAAAATGTTCAAGAATTAGTTTTGTATGGTTCACCCTCTATTTCAATAGCAAAAGAAGATGCTCGTTGGCAAGGTGTATCATGTTCTACATATTCTTATAAAACAGATGAAGAATTATTGAAAAAAGTAATTCAAGATAAACTTAAACTAACAGGAAAAGAAGTAGGTGATCCTGAAAAATATAAAAAAGAATTTATAATTAGAGAAGGTCAAAGATATTATCATAGAGATAATCTAGGTGAAGCATATTGGTATAATTTTACAATAGAATCACAACATCATTTATCTGAAAAAGATTTATTTATTAGAGCAAATGAAATTATTATAGAATCAATCGAAGGATTTAAAGATGAATTAGATAGATTGGTAGATGATACGGAAGAAACTAATTTAATTAAAATGAAATATAATGGTGATAATAAAAATAATGTAATTAATATGTTAGTTGAAATGCCATGTGTGATTGAAAATAATAATATATTTCATGGATTTGACGATACTTTAGGATCTATAATTCAAGCACATATATCTGGTAAAATGATTAAAGATGGTTCTGTATTAAGTTTGTGCGGATATAAACGCACACATCCATTAGAAGATAGAATATTATTCACATTATCAATGAATAATTCAGAAGATTTAAATGAAAAAGAAAAAACAGGTAAAGTTGTACAAGTATTCAAAGATTGTTGTGGTGAATTAATAGAAATTTATAGACAGATTATAGAATCTAGTAATGGTATTTAATTAATTAATAATCATCACCGCGAGGATCCCGCGCAGGTGCCCGTAGTGATAGGTTCCACGTCCTCGCTTTGCCCCTCAACATTACATCCACAAACAGATTTAAGCATATTAGCTAAAAGCATACCCAAAAGTAAAGCAACAAAGCAACACATTATTTGATCGGTTTTCATTTTTATAATATGGCATAGATTTTATTTTTTTTAATTAATGATTTATTTTAATAATAATTCAGAATAAATGTTAATCTTTTAATATTTGTATTGTGTAAAAAATCATTAATTAATTTCATATTTATTTTTTGTCCTGCTGATTTATAAATATCATGTAATTCAAAAATCAATGGTTTTAGTTGATATGGGACATCCTTCGTGACAATACTTTTTTTAATAAAATGTTCACAATAATTACTATATAATTCATTTCTCATAATTTCATATTTGTTTTTATATTTGTCAAATATTTCTTTATCGTCCGGAAAATATTTACAATATTCATTTAGATTTCTTTGTTTATATAGAGTTAGGAATGTAAATAATTTATTATTATGATTTGGTTTTAAATTAAATAAATAATTATAATCATCAGTAATCATAGCATATCTAATATCATCTAGGAAAATATTATATCCTTTATCATATTTATCTAAATTCTCACATTTACTTAATTCATGATAATTTTCATATGATTTATTAACATTAAATGAATAAGATGAATCATTTAAATTTAGTTTAGTGATTGTATCATTATCATATGAATATTCTTCAACTAAAATAACTTTATTTTCTTTAATGGGTGATACATTTAAATTATCTTTATGTTGTAATACGAATGAATATGAATGTGATTTATTTAATTCTTCATATTGATTAAAATATTCATTGAACATAGTTTTAAAAGATTTTTTTGAATCTTTATTCCAGTAATTCTTTGCACCGATGAATGACCTAGTAGATAGGATCCATTCATTATTATGGTAAAAAGCATTTATCATAGTACCATCATGTAATAAACTTATATCCACATTATTATGGAATAATATTTGGTGTTCTACTTTCATTGATTTCATAGGAGATACACAGATAACCTTATTAGTTTCTTGATTAATAATAATTGATTTAAATAATTTATTAAATCCATTAAAGTCCGTATCATGTTTATATTTAACTAAAATGAAACCTAATTCATTATATTTTCTAGTATTCAAACCCATTTCTCTAAATTTAACAAGATAATCATTATTCTCATTTATAAATTGCTGGATATCCATTATTATTATTATTATTTACAATAATTTAAAGTTTTAATTTTAAGTATTAAAAAAAAAAAAGATATATTGTATATTAATATGAGCGATGTTGATAACCCGATATTGGATATAGAAGAAGATTCAAATTCAGAAGATGAAGTTGTAGATGAAGTACAAATGAATGAATCTGGAGAAGAAGATGATGAAGAGGTGGAAAAGGATGAAGAGGCGGGAAAGGATGAAGGAGAGGATGAATTATCGAGTGTTCCAATATTACCTATATATGAAGATGAAGAAGCTGATCTGGATTTTAAACAAGATGAAGAAGGTAGTGAAGAAGTAGGTGGAGAAGAAATACCTGAAATTAATGTGGTATCAGAAGATTTATTAAACCAAAAAATTCTGCTTATATATTTTCAAAATGATAAATATAAGGATTTCCTTGGTAATATTCTTCAAATTAATAAAGAATTTATTATATTAAAAAATAAAGATGACGGATTATTAAAAATATTATTAGATGAGGATGGAAATATGTTATCAGTTGCAGATGGTTCCAAAATCCATGATTTTATTAAAATTAAAGACGTTGAATTAGAAAAATTATTAGATGAGAAAGATATATTTAAAGAAAAAGATATTGAATTAGATTTAGAAGTAGTTGAAGAACAATTAAAAAAATATAATGAATATGAAATAAAGGAAGATTTTATTTCTGAAATAATAAATTTATATAATATTTATGATGATGAAGTTTTGATTAAAAAAATAACTGAAATGGCTTATTCATTTTTTGAATTAATAAAAGAAAATAAATCAATTTCAGAAATAGATAGAACAGATGTATTACCATTTGTTAAAAATATGATAAATAATGATTTTGAGTTACCTAAATTTATTATACCGATAGTAGCATTAAAGAAAAAAATATATCAAGGTGATGATGATATATTTGTTGAGAAAGAGGATACTCTAGTATCAACCACAGAAGAAGAATTAGTTGAAAAATATACATTAATGAATGATGATGCTGCAGGATATTTAAAAGATCTAAATATATTATTCAATGTTAAATATAATTCATATATAACTGATAATGATAAATCAGGGTTTCTATTGAATTATAGCGGTAATATAATTAGAGATTGTTTAGATGATACACATTTATGTAATGGTGTGAATGATAAACAATATATTATAGATTTATTGAGGGCGAGGAATGATATATTTGTTTTAAATGACGACGAAAAAGATATATATATAGATAAAGATATTTTAAATATAATTGGTTTATTATTTTTACCTGAAAATTTAATTAAATATGGATTTAATATATCTTTAAAAAATAATCATTTTAATTTACATGAAAACATATTATTATTTAATAGTGCATATTCTATTAAATCATTCAGTCATAATTTTAAAAACAATGAAATGATTTATAAAAAAATTAATTTAGCAACAGTCAAAGGTGAATATACCAATAATCTATTGGGATATATGTTTGATTTACAAGAAAATATAAATTTAGAACAATTATCAGAATTATTAAATAAGACATTACCAACAAATAAATCAATACTAGATAGTGTACCCAAAAATTTATTGAAAAATATATACAATATTAATGATTTTGAAAAATTATTAATATTATACAATATTTCGATAAATGATTTATTATATGAAGATAAAAATAGTGTGATTGAATTAATAAAGAAAAATATAAGTGATTATGAAAAACAATATAAAAAATTATTAAAACCAAAAGCTTTGAAAAAAATTAAATTAATAACTAAAGAATTAGATATTACTGATAAAATTAAATTATCATTAGAATATATTTTTAAAAATAGAAATATAGTTATTAAAAATAATTTATTAACGAAATTTATGAAAATATATTGTAGAGAATCTAATAGTAGTTTAGAAGATAATAATTGGTTATATTCTACTAAAACGAATGAGAAGGTATTATGTAAACATTATTATTATTCGAGTAAGATAGATAAACATCCTGAATATTATGATACGTTAAAATCAATATTTTGTCCTGAATCTGAAGATGGAAATGTATGTTGTAAAATATGTGGTCATTTTATAGATAGTGTTGATTTCTCAACATTCATGGGATACAGTGATGGACAAGTTATACAAATGAATGAATTAATGGTTGATGAAGAAATATCAGATATATCGGAAGATAAAAAAGAAATTAAAGATAAAATAAAAAATATTACAAAAATATTTAATATTAAATTATATCCAAAAGATTTGGAAAGTATAGCGACGATAGTTGATATAATAGATGATGAGAAATTTATAAATTATAGATATGATGAAACTAATTATATTGGAACATGTAATTATACTAAATTTATTTTAGAAAAATATCCTATTATTAAAAAATCAAAAGATAAATCAGTATTATCTGAAAATAAAAAGAATATTAAAAAACGTAAAAGATATGGTATAAAATTTTCAAAATATTTAAAAAAAATAAATGAATTATTATCAATATCGTTTTTAATATTTATACATGTTCAAATATCAGATGATACATACAAAATGAATTTAAATGATATGTATAATGTTTTGATTTATGATGAAGAAGAAAGCTGGAAAAATTTAAATATATCGAATGATGATCAAAGTATAAACAAAAAAATGATACAATATATAGAAATTAAATTAGACGAAATTTTAGAGGACGTGGGGGGAGAATTAGAACATACTGAATCATTAGATAAATTACATTTTAATAATCAATTTATAAAAACAATAAGATATTTGATGTCTCCACAATTTAATTTATATAGTAAAATTAATAAATATTTTGCTTTGAATAAAGGATATGGTGGTATATATACAAAAGAATCATGGCCTAATTATAAACCTTTATATGATAATAAATTGGTTTTAGATATAAATAATTATATATCATCCAAAGATGAAGAATTTAAGGAATATTTTATGAATAATGATTCATTAGAAAATATATCATTATTAAAAGATATAAATAAAATTGAACCTAAATATGTTGAATTAAAATTACCAATATCGGATATTATGAGTAATCCATCATATAAAAGATTATATATGTATGCATTAAAATTATATAATAAATCAACAGTATTCCCTATATTAAATTTATTAGCAAAAAAATTCTTGAATGATATGAATGATGATAAAATCACAGAATTATTGACAAAATCTCATTATAATAATAATAAATTTACTAAAATAGATTATAATGATTTAAAGAAATTTATAATAGGAGATATAACAAGATATGAAATATCTAAAACGAATGATAAAGATAATATTACTAAATTCAAACATATTAATTTAAATAATACGGAATATTTATTATTAAATTGTGCAGTGACAAGTTTTTATAAATATAATCCGGCAGTAATATTTGTTGATTTACCATATGAGGAATTAATTGAAAATAATACTGAATTTATAGAAAAATTATTTAATAATTATTGTTTAGATAAAGATGGTAATTTAATTGAAAATTTATTAAATGAAAATGTTTTAAATTATTATTTAGTAGATTATAATGTAGAATTAAAAGAAAATTTATCTTCCTGTAAAAAGACAGAAATACCTAAATCAAATGAAAATTTTAAATTAATAATGGGTTATTTAAGTAATAAAAATAAATTAAATTTCGATCCGTTAAATTATATTAAATTTACAGAAAAATATACAAATGATGAAATTTATGAATATTTAAATTTTAATACAAATATCGAGAATAGATTATTGAAATTGTTTGAAGAAAATAATTATTTAGAAAATGATGATGATAAAATATTTGAACAAATTTTTACGATAATTAATTATATAAAAGATAAAAAAAAGAAAAATGAAGTGATAGATGATGAACATATATCAAATCAAATAGATGATTTAATACCTTCTATGAAAATTAAAGAAAAAGAATATTTCGAAGCTGTAAACGGATTATTTAATACAATTTTAAAAGATGATGAATATATTACTAAATTTAATCCATTACAAATTAAAAGATTAAAAGATATGAAGATAACTAATTTACATAATATAGAACATTCTTCTATATTATTAGAAAAATTAACGGAAGATATAGATGATGGGTATATATATAAAAGATTTATAGATGATATTTATTTTACAATATCTCGTCTTAAAAATAAATATAATAATTATACTGATATAAGAAAAAATATATATAAATTGACAGATACAAATGTAGAAGAATTCAATAAATATATTAATATTAATGAATTTTTATTACATGATGATTTATTTTTTAAAAGAAATAAAAAAGATTTGGATGAAAATATTAAATATAACGGATTTAAACAATATAAAGATGAAGAGAATATGGAATATTTTGAAGGATTATATAATCATATAAATAAATATAATATAAATTTAGTTAAATTAAGAGGAGCACAAAATAATATATTAGATTCTGAATTATTATTAAAAATAAATAGATTTGTATTTGTATTTATAATAAATAAAATAACCGAATATATAACAGGGTTATTTGAAATAGAATCCGATAAAGATAAATTTATTTGTTTATCAAGATTTTTATTGGATTTAATTATGAATTTATATGAAAAATATTATGATATAAATTGGATATATATTAATAATGATATGTTGAATAAATCAATTATGAAACAAACATCAAGGGAAAAGCAAAACTATTTAAATAAAATTACTAATATGTCAAAAGAACAAAAATTACAGAATGATCTAAAGAATGATATAGGTCAAGGTACTTTATATAAAGAATCTGAAAAAGAGAATGCTAAATTTGCCATGAGTACTGAATGGGAAGATACTGCTATAAATGAAAAATCAGATTATCTAAAAGAGATATTAATGAGTGTAGATGATGGTATAGCAGGTGGTATAACTGATGAAAGTTTTGCACAACAAACAACTATAACAGAAGATACTGGATATGACCAATATTTATATGACCAAGAAGAAAATGATGAAACAACTGAAAATGATTTTTAAATAAAATATTATAATATAAATATGGAACTAAAGTTTATATTATTAATGACAGGATTATTTTTATTTACTTTAGGATATGTAAATCAAAATAAATATAATTGTAACATAATACCATCATTTGATAATAACCAAGTTAAAGATTTGAGTAAATTATTTTATAAAAAAGATGTACTATTAGAAAGAGACCCAGATAGTGAAATATATGATTATAGGATATCTGGTTCAGATTATCAAAAATATACCCGTGGAATCCAAGAGGCTACATATAAAGGAATGCCTGCGTCCGATAGTGATAATTTGTAACTTCCACGATGTCCGCGACGAATATATATAATAATTACTTACATACCCGGTAGAAATTATATTCACCACATTTATCATCAATCCTTTTAATTTTACATATATCACCAGGTGATAATCTAATTAATTTTGATATAATATCATTTTTTAATATAATAGGAAGTTGTGAAATATTAGCATTACAATCATCCAATATTTTGTTTATTTCTCCTTTATTTCTTATGGGGGTATGTTTTGGAACTAATTTATGTTCTAATAAATTATTTGTAACAGAATCAATATCAAGAATATGAACATTTTTAAAATGTTTTAAATTATAATCATGATTTAGTGTTAAATTTAGTTTACTAAATTCCTCTAAAATATCACTATTTAATCCATTAATTTCTAGATCATTTTGAAATTCAATATTTAAATTATCTATATATTTTTGTATAGATTCTGATACGGGTTCATTAATAATAGCCATAATACTATCATTCGAATTTAAATATTCATTTTCATATAATTTTTTTATTTTATCTGCTATTGATTTAGTTACTTTTTGTTTAGATACATTAAGTGATGATTCAGGAAAATTATAGTAAATTATATGTAAATTATAATTACTAATAAGTTTATGTTGCAATTTAATATTACATACAAAACCAGATAGATAAGTTTTAATGTATGGATTACTTATATTAGGATCATTATATATTTTACTTATTTCTAATGGAGAATAATCAGATATAACTGTCGTATCCCATTCATCACTCAGAATTTTTTTGAAAGTATATCTGGAATTATTAATTTTATCAGTTATTTTCATAATTATATATAATATAATTATTTTTTTAAATCAAATTTTATTATAATATAAATATATGGAAAAACTAATTCTCGGTTTAGAACATTTATTACATTTTAATAATCATCAATCTGATTATTTAATAAATAGAAACAATATTAATAATAATAATAATAACAATAGTAATAATAATAATAGTAATAATAATAATAACAATAGTAATAATAATAATAGTAATAATAATCTAAATTTATGTAAAAAACCACAATATAGACCCAATTATTGGAATAATTTAGATTCTAATACTCGTGATTATACAAATTGTTATTCATATGCTTTTGATAGATATGAAGTTAATGCTGATAAAAAATTACAACCTGGTGAATTATCTATAGGGAAATTTAATTCATATGATTGTGATGAAATATTAAATAAATTAAAACAAGATTATAATACATATAATATTATTCAAGTTACGAAAGATTATAAACCTCCATGTAATCATTATAAAATTGCTTTAGTTATAGATGATACAGGGGATGAACAAGATTATCATTTTTACAGACAAGATGATGATGGATATTGGTCACATAAACCAGGTAAAGAACATGTGCGAAGAATAGATGCTTCAGGAAATATGATTAAAGATCCTGCTATAGCTGATAGAAATTATGATACACAAGACGATAATACTAACAATGAAACCGATAATAATTACTATAAATTTTGCGGATATTATTCAGTCCCATATGAAGGCGGACCATTTAAAAGATTAAATTAATTTTTTTTTTTCTAAATATAATATTATATGTCGGATACGTTAAAAATTGTACAAAAAGGTGAAAAAAAGGAAGGACCCACAGATGTCTTTTTGCACACCAGTTTGCGCATTCAGAATCCAGGTGTAAGAGTGTTCATACCGCTAAATCCTGGTCCCTACAACGGCGGATGGCCCTCGACGGGAGGTCATAATGAATACTTAGCATACGTCCCACTTTATTCCGGGAACCTGGTCTCGATAGGAATAAGGACCGAATATACTCATCTAGGGAATGTTACCATGGGTTTTCATATGGCGCCCACCGGCACGGAGTCACCTCCAGTCGCACCAGTTGCTGAGATCTCAGCGAACCTAAATAATTCACCCGATGATTATTTGTACAAGTTTGACTTCGGACCAAATCACGCGGAAGAGGTAAAATGGACCAGCGGCGCTATATTAGCTTTTTCTCTAACGGCGGATAATGCGTCGGCCAACTACGGCGATATGAATGTGACCATCCATCTACAACAAAATACAAAACAAAAACACTGGTGGCCAATCGGCGGCTCTGGCGGATATACGTAAAGATTGAATTAACTTGCTGTATTAATATTTAAAATATGATTTATTCTACCGAATTAATTGAAAATTCAGCAATGAATCTTCCATGACCGGCATCATGGAAGTGCAAATTTGTCGATTCAATCCCTATTCGGAGTTCTGGGTATGCGTTGTTTATCTTGGGGCGATCCAGCTGGAATACGATATTTTGACCGGGATCTAAGATCCCGCCCAGTTCTTTATTAGTACTAAAATATATTACCGATGTTGTATCCTCATGAAGTACCAGAAATCCGCCTTTAATTGTGTTTGACGCAATTCCCACGCCAGAGCCATCTGAGTTCAGGTCCTTTTCCCTCATATTTGACAGCGAGACAAACTCGTCAGTCGACAGAAGTGGAAATGGCAGCGAGTTGCCAATCCCTGAATAGGTAGTGTTATCAATCCCGGTCAAAATATATGTGTGTGTGAATAAAACATTTCCGCCATGAAACATACTGTTGCCAGCCAAATTAGTAATCGTTCCTGATATACGCCCTATTTTTCCTGGATTAATATCACAAATATAATTAAATTTCTTTGCTTTATGTAAAACTGCGCTGTTATTTCCAGAGGCTGAATTATGTTCATTTGGAATAATTATTGAATTATATATATGAGCATTATTATTACTTGATGCAACGTTGGAGGCAATATTAAATTCATTAATTTTTAAAACAAATGCTGTATTATCCGATACATGTGATATATTACTATTAAAAGTTACGAAATTATCTAAATACACTTCCGATTTCTTATCAATAATTAATGGTTCGAATAACGGTATATTAAATTCAGAAGCACTTCCCAAAACAGTACCTTCTAAAACATCTAAAACATCCAATATTAAAATCTGTTTGCGATTTCTTGTATTTCTATATCCAGTATTATTATAAATCCCGTCCATTTATATATATATAATATTTATATAATATATTTATTACGAAATTAATTTATATTTATATAAATATAAATGGACGAATTTAATTTAGATAATCTTAATACATATTACCTTTATATTGCTGCAGCAGGTATAGTTTTTATATTAATTATAATATATTTTATCATGAATAAAAAAGACCATACTATTAATAATAATAATATTTCATACACAGATAAAATATCTATAAAAAAATCTTTAATACCTAATTCAGGAAGAGGTGTATTCGCTAATAAGGATTTTAAACAAGGTGAAATAATCGAAGTATGTCCTTTGATTACAGATTATAAAAAGAATTTTGAGAATAGTAAAATAAAAGATTATACTTTTAATAGTAAATTTATAAAGGATCAAGAAGTTATAGTATTTGGTATGTGTAGTATGTATAATCATTATAATGAATACAATGTTCAACATAATCAAGATCCTGAAAATATGATATATACAGCATCAAGAGATATAAAAAATGGTGAAGAATTATATGTAAGTTATGGCGACGATTATTGGAATGCAAGAAATAATTAAATTATTGTTGAGCACATTGTTGTTGCTGCATTCCTGGATTATTTTCTTCTTGTTGTTCTTCGTTTTCTTGTAAAACTTCTTTATATTTTTCATATGAAATATTTGGATTTTTTTCAGTTAATTCATATACTTCTAATTCAGTATCTATTTCATCTATTTTTTCATGAATTGGTACATTAAATCCACTATTAATTAATAATTGATTATCTATATTAATTTTATCTGGGAATATAATATTAAATGTTATATATAAATCTCCTTTAACCATAGGATTATTAAAATCAGGTAATCCTTCTTCTTCAATACAATGTACTAAATTATTTACTATATTTTTATAATAAAATACACCATTTCCTCCTTTTTTATTTTTTAATAAAGTATCTAAGGATTCTTTATAAAAATATGTTTCTTGATCTTTTATAATAAATCCTGTAATATTTTCATTTTTAAGCTGTCCTTGTTCAATTACCTTCTTAATTTCTTGTTCATCATTTATTTGTGCTTTAGCATATGGCTCTAATGTTAATGAACAAATCATATTTACCCATTCATATTTATTATCTGAATTTAAATCATAATTATTTGGTTTAATTACATTATTAGATTTCATTAAAATATCTCTATCAAAATGTTTAATAATCATATTAAATCCATTTAATGCTTCAATCAAAGATATATCTTTATTTATGAATAAATCATTTCCTTTTCTAATAAAATATTCATCTTCTAATACTTTCACAATAATATGTAAATCACCCGGATCACCGTCTAATACATCATCTCCTTTGTCAAATATTTCTATTTTATGATTATTTGGAACTCCTTTTGGTATAGTTACTCTAATATTTTCAGAAACATTATTTACTTTAAATTGTTTCCCTTGACCCCCACAAGTATTACATGGTTGCTGAATTTGTTGGATCATAGGACCCATTCTCATAGTTTGCATAACCATACCTCTCCCTTTACATGGAACACATGTAGAAATATTATCTGTATCTATAGATTTTCTAGTAATTGTAATATTCATATTTTTTCCATTAAATATATCTTTTAATGCTACTTGGACATCTTTATTAACATTTTTACCTTTTTTATTATTATTACTCATAGGTCCTCCACTAAACATTTGACTAAACATATCATTAGGATTTGGACCATTTCCGTCTGATTCACCAAATTGATCATAATTTCTTCTTTTTGTATCATCGGATAAAGTTTCGAATGCTTTAGATATTTCTTTAAATTTATCTGGATCACCACCTTTATCTGGGTGATATTTCATCGCTAATTTATGATATGCTTTTTTAATGTCTTTACTAGAGGCATTTTTATTTACACCTAATAATTTATAAAAAGATTCATTATCTATATTTTGATTCATAGATTGCTGATTAAAGAACATAATTATATAATAAAATATTGATTTATTTTTAAATCAATTAAAAAAGTTTTCAGAGTTAGATATTAATATGATAACTATAGATAACATACCGAAATTTAATAATATTTGTTGATTTTCAGTTAAATTATATTTATCAATTAAAGCATTATAAGTTTCCCAAGTGAATATCCAAAAAAGTATAGTTAATAAAAAATTATACCATTTATTCAATTTCATCTATATATATTTATATTATTTAATTGTTTATTTTTTTTCTTTTATGTTTTTTTTCTTTTAGTTATTTTTAAAACAATATAATAAGTTTAGCATGTGGCAGAAGTGAGCGTTGCCCCTGAAATTTTCAAATAACCTCTAACCGCAACCAGGTCGGCGCCTGTGTTCTCTAAATAGATAAATGAACCTTTTTCTATTACAGTGCCAGACTGAGGTTTTAATACGATGTCGACGACGTTATCATTGCCACTCCCCACCGTAATTGTCCACTGGGCCGGCGTACCTGGTAATCCCGAAAAGGCGATAAAGGACTGCGACGTATCAATTTTGTCGGTACCGGTACCGTCGATCTTTAATTTAAGTACCCCTTCTCCCGTCGATACAACATCACTACCAAATACTACTAAAGTTTGAGCATTGTCAGCCATAGCGGCACGTGGATTCATGGCACCAATATCCGATGTTGTTGCATCGCCCCATGTGCCTGTTAGATATTGTATCCCCAGGGTATTATCAAATGCGGTAGTGTTTGCAGCGTCCGCCGCCGCATCAGCTATGGTTGATTTTTTTACGGTTCCTGCAGTCTGGCCATATAAATTTTCTGCTTCAGCATCAGTAAGGATATCTCTTACTGATAACCATTGGAATAGTTTTTCACAATTATCCCAATTGTGTCCGGAATTGGTGGTCGAGTCAATGTCATTGATAATCGAACCGCCATGTGCGTACGTCGTTCCACCTGGGTACGAAGAGTGTAATAACGACACGGGTGGTAACGACGACGATCGCGAATATCCATTAAATACATAGTTGCCACCATTCGCTTCTCCATCAACCTCTAAATTATTAAAGTGTCCATCTTTTAAACATCCAGTTTCAGACATATTTTATACTATATAAATATAAAAAAAATATTTAACGAACTTGTTATATGTTTATACTTTTTTATATATTTATAATATATATTAAATAATGGGTGGAGGATTAATGCAATTAGTAGCATATGGTGCTCAAGATATATATTTGACTGGTAATCCACAAATTACTTTTTTTAAAGTTGTCTATAGAAGACACACAAACTTTTCTATAGAAGCTATTCAACAACACTTTGATGGTGATACATCAAAATTGTATCAGGGTGGTACTAAAAGTGTATTAATTTCAAGAAATGGAGATTTAATACATAAAATGTGGTTAGAATGTAAATTAACTTATGGAGCAGATACCATCACCGCCGGTAATCCCTCATATATTAATTGGACAAATAATACAGGACACGCTTTAATAGAGGAATGTGATATAGAAATAGGAGGACAAAGAATGGATAAACATACAGCACAATGGTTGGATATATATAATGAATTAACTGATCATGAAGAATCTGATTGGATAGGATTAAATAAACATGCTGCCAAAAATGCTTATTTAAGGTCGGGAAATTTGACTGCTGACGATACACTTAAATTATACATACCATTTCAATTCTGGTTTTGTAGAAATGTTGGTCTAGCATTACCTCTGATCGCATTACAATATCACGAAGTTAAACTTAACATTAAATTTAGAAGTATATATGCTTTATTAAATTCAGACGGAACCAATATCGTGGACACAGTCACCAAACATATAATAGCGGCTGTATTATATGTTGATTATATTTATTTAGATACAGATGAAAGACGCAGATTTGCCCAAGTATCTCACGAATATTTAATAGAACAATTACAATATACAACAAATGTTGCAAAAACTAATCTAAGATTAAGATTTAATCACCCAATTAAAGAAATTATATGGGTTATGCCTTTTAATCTGTTTGAAAAATCGGCAACTATAATAGATTCAGAAGCGTCCATCAACGCTACCTCACCTGATTCACATCTAAATGATTATTTTAATTATAATGCTAAAATAGACGCGGTCGACAACAATGCCTTCAAAGAAACTATAGGTGGACAAGATTCATATGAAGGATTTACTAAAGCGACTATAAAATTAAATGGACATACTAGATTTAAAGAAAGAGATGCCAGTTATTTTAGATTATGTCAACCAAGACAAGCAGGTCATAAAATACCTACTAAACATATTTATATGTATTCATTTGCTTTAAATCCAGAAGAACATCAACCTTCAGGGACATGTAATTTTTCAAGATTAGATAATGCTGAATTATCATTAAAAGTTATTAATGACAGTACAGGAGATGATTCTAACTATAGATTAAATGTTTATGGTGTGAATTATAATGTTTTAAGAATCATGTCTGGTATGGGTGGTCTAGCATACTCTAATTAAATTTGAAATATGGTTGAATTGAATTAAAAATCATCACATATTTATAATATGGAAGAATTACTAAAATATATCGATGCAATGAGAAAGATACCTGATTATGTTAAATACAGTGAAAAAAGTATAAGTCAAGCGATGGATGATAATGATTTGAATTTAGTTAAATCATTAATTGTTTATGAAAATTATTTAAAAAAAACAGAAAAAATATTTAATAATTTATTGGCGGACCTATCAGAAGATTAGTTCACTTTCTTTTTGATTTTCTTTCCATTTTTAAGAATTATATATTCATAATCATCTTTTTTTATATCTACTTGAAAATATTTGTTAATAGTTTCAAGATAATCCTCTAAATGAATTATTTGTTCCTTTTCATACTTCATTATTTCATTCATTTTTTCATTAAATGATACACTCTTTTTCATATTAATTTGTATAAAATAAATTAATTGATCAAATTTATATCTTGTATATTTCTTTAAGAAATAATACAATGTGATAAAACAATATTTACTTTTTTGTTTTTTTTACCAGGATGGTTTGCTATTTCAGTTTTAATTTTATTTTGTTCTTGTTCTTTTTCTTCTTCAATCAATGATTTCCTTAATTCTTTCTTTTTAATATTGTCCTTAAACTCTAATTTCAATTCTCTCCAAAATTCAGGAACATGATCCATATTTATATTAAATAAATTTATTAAAGTTAAAATCAAATTTGATTTAAATATTGAAAATTTTGAAAAAGAATGAGTGAAGAACATCATCTATCCATTATATATAATGTATTACAAATTGTGGGTGGATTTTCGCTATTTATTCTATGTTTGATCTGTTTATACAAGAAGGCACGAGCAGAAGAAAGAAGAACTACGAATACGGCGTTCAACCATGGAGCAAAAGTAAGTGTTATCCAGGATTTGAAAATAAATGAATTAGAAAACCGTATTCGTAATTTAGAGAGAAAGGTGTAATTAATTTATTAAATTTGATTAATATTAATTTAAATAAATATTGTTTTTTAAATGGTTTTCACCAAAAATAAATTATTGGATCAAGAAAAATGTATTATATGTATGGAGAATTGCTCTCATAAATTTTGTAAATGTAATGCTGTAATACATAAATCATGTCTTAAAGAATGGAATAATAGTATTTATAATACAAATAAAAGTAAATGTCCTCATTGTAAAAGAAATATTCATATGAAAGAACATAAAAATTATCCTAAAATTATTTATAATGATATATGTAATATATTCAACTCAATTCATCAACATTTTATTACTTTTATATTAAGTTTGAAAGAATTAATATGTCTTCTATTTAATTCAATACAACGCAATATTACACCTATCATCTCAAGTCTTAATGAATTAATGAAATATTCCTGTGAGAAATTATATCATCTCATATTATTTTGGATATGTTTTATTGTCATCCCTGAATTATTAGGAATAGGGTTATTTTCTATATCATATGTTTATGATGACATTGGTGGCGGTTATAATGAATATATAAAAAAAAATTTAATGCCAGGGTGGATGTTTGGTTTCTTTATAATGATTATGATACTTCATATATGGGCAAGATGTAAGGCGGGTGAGTGTCACTTGGAGGATGATTGAGAATCTTGTGACCTCCAGAGAACAATCCTGCGACAATAGTGCCGACATATGCACTGACAAATACCATCCGCCCACATATTCATATGCTTATCAACACTAGATCCACCTTTGTTTGGGTATTCCTTGAGTTCGTTAATGTTACTGGGTCTATCTGTTTGATGACGCTCACAGCAATTACACTTAGAAAGTATGTCCAGATAAGCAGGTCCATTATCTTTTATATCCTTGATACATTTATCTATTGCTGGACCAACAGCTTCCCTATCTTTAAGTTGTCCGGCGCGAAACCAATCACGATGTAATTTGTCAGCCAATTCCATCTTATTCTTATTATGTAAATAAATTACTTCGAAATCAAATTTCAAATTTACTTTGCATTCTTTCTGTAAAAATCGTTGCTTTCCCATTGATATTTATATGGAATTTGTATATTATTATTTTTTTTAATTACTAATTTAGGATATACTGACCGTTCAACCTTATTATATAAATCTTTATTCACAAATAATTTAGTGAAATCTCTAATTTCCCATTTTTCAAATACAGGTATTAATCTGTTAATTTTTCTAAACATTTATCACTGTTATATAATAATTGATATTTTTTTATATACTTTAATTTTTTATTATGATAGGAATCTGTAATTAATGATCTGAATATTTTATAAAGAAACATAAAAACTCTCTCATTAATAATAACATTGCTTACTATATTTTTATATTGAAAATATTTCATATATATATATAAAATTGTATATATGAATGGTGTTCTTAAAAATAATAATAATGATACTCTTTTATATTTAACATAATTTTTACACATGCCTAAAACAGGTATAATTATTAATGAATGAATCATATTTATTATTGTTATAATTGTTATCTTAAATATTTGGCAAATTTTAATATTATGACAATTACTTATAAATTTGATTTTACGTAATCTTATTTTTAAAACATGTTTAATTTAGAAGAGAAAAAATTAATAGATTGGTTGAAATCTATTGATATACCAGATAAATATATTTATAAAATAAAAGATATATTTAATGAAGAAGGGATTAAATTCTGTTGTAAAACTATGAATTGTTTTACAATAGAAGATATTAAAAAGTCTGTTGAACAGATGAAAATAGACGATGAGAAAGAATTTTTAACTTGTTTAATATGCGATTGTCCTGGAGTAAAAGTGGATGAAGTTGTCAATAAATTAATGTATGGGTAATGAACATGTCCATGCTCTATCATCACATGAATCATATGCTATCATAGATACACTATTTTTATTAAAATTCGAAATACATTGAGTATTAGTAGGACATTCTTTTTTTCTATCAATATGTTCTTGTGAATTATCTTCACAAAATCTATAACAAATATCACCTATATTTAAAGTATTTTTTTTATAATATGATGTACATTTAGATTCACTTGGTGTAAAACAATACATTAATGTACAGGCCCCTATCTTACCTTTATTAACTGAACAAGTATTACAACCGTCATACCATGAAGCACAATTACTTGGTATTTTGCCAATACATTTACCATAATCATCCCTAGTTTCATTATGATGACATGGTTCTGCACATGTCCCAGGAGCATCCGCTACCATAGGTCCCATAGTATTTACGCATTCTAATTCATCTTTACACCTGGTTTGGTATTCAGGCATTGTATATCCACCACACGATTCACCTTTTCCTGATTTATCAATACATTCGCGTGGTTGTAATCTGCGACCACCTAATAAATAAGGTTGAGAGCCCATATCTCTACAAAATTGATCACTATTACAATCAGTATCCTGATTACAATCACCTTGATTAGTACAATCATATGATGGACATGATATAAAACATCCACATTCATCTGTGTTTGTTATCAACCTACATGAATCCATATTTATATCACCCATATAAGGCATAGGACATGGTGGTGGCGGTGGACACACCCGTCGTGAAGTACAGTCTACCCGAGTATCAATATTAGTGATTAATGGATCTTTAGGGACAGGCAAAATACATTCCGTCTCCCACGTCCTGATACATTCATTTAAATATTCACACCAAGAATATCCGCCATCAAGAGAACATTCATTACCAGATGGATCTTGTTGTGCACCCATGAGTTGAGCATTACTGAACAGAGATAAGCCTGTAAATATTAACAATTTAATAAGTTTCATTTTATTATATTATACATATTAATTTTAAATATTAATTTTAAATATTAATTTAAATAATAACACGATACTAGGAAAAGACATGTGCTATAAAATTTGATATTGTTTTGAATTATAATATATACATAATCATGGCATGTTTGGTGAGAAGGACAGATCTTTCGGTCGCTTACATAACAAAGGAAAATATTTCTTGTGCCCGGGTCAGTGGTAATATAGGAACCCCTCGACCATTACCTAAACAGGTATTAGTACCACAACTGGCTAGACAACCCTCACAGACTAATGATCTCACAACCCCGCGCCCATTACCTAATCCAGGTACGCTTATAGTGAGACAACCCTCTTTGAAACCGCGACCCCGTAAAGTACCAAAAAAGGTATTATCAATTGGAGAAAAGAGGAATATTTCTAAACAAGAACTAAATATAATATTAAATTCACTCAAAGAAATTAGAACAAATATTAGATATACTAAATTTAATACATTTAACGACCATATGAATCATAGAGTTTTTAGAAAACAACTAGAAGAATTAAATGCTAAACTTTGTTAGGTCTTCTGTTTTTATATTTATTAATTTTATTTTTTTTTATCTACCAGAACCACCCACTATTTCTAATACAAATAAAAATAAATTGATGATATCTGTGTATAATGATATAGTAGCTAAGGCGAAATCATTATTAGAAAATTCTATTCTCCTATGTTTTCCGCCAACAATTAATTGTGTATCATAAACTATATAGAATGAAAATAATACTGTTCCACCTACAGAATAAACTATATTAAATATATTATTTATTTTATCTTTTTCATCATTTGATACTAAACCTATCCATGGGAACATAAATCCTAGCATCAATAATCCTAATAAACATACTAATAAATAATTTCCTTTATCTGTATAATCGTATTTAGTTTGTATAGAATATAAAGTTAATCCGCTGAACATTGTTAATGTAGTAAATCCACTTAATAATAATACTGTAGATTTATACATAATACCAACATATCCTAAAAGATATGTAATTAATATTGTATAAAAACTGATAAATTTATATGAATGATTTGATATCATTTTTTCATTATTAAAAAATATACAAGTGGATACTAATAATAAACATATATCAACCAAAGATATAATATTCCCTGTATTACTTAATAAAAATTGTTGTATCTGTAAATTATTATTGGCCAGGGCAATAAAAACACTCGAAAATAATATTTGAAACCATAAAGCAGTATATACTTTTGATATAAAGATTTGTTTAGCTAATTCAGGTGAATATTCTCCAAATATGATAATAGAATCAGGAATGACGGGAAGAGCAGGTGTGACTGGTAAAACAGTATTGTAATCAGATTTATTTAATTTAACATCATTAAACGGTGTTTTTAAATCATCTGGTCGATAGTTTGGCATGTCAACTCTGACCATTATATTATATTTATTTTATTATATATTTAATTTTAAATAATTAATAGACATAAAAAATATTGTTTATAGTATTTTAAAGTTATTTTAAGTTATTTTAATAATTAATTCTAATAATTAATTTTAAATGTTTTTAGTTTATTTATTAAAGAACGATAACAAATCTTATATTGGATATACAAACGATTTTTTTAGAAGATGGCAACAACATAATGGTATATTATCAGGTGGTGCTAAATATACAACTAATAATAATAAAAATTCGTGGGAACCTATTTGTATTATAGATGGATTTGTTTGTAAAAGAGAAGCTATGCGCTGTGAATGGAAATTAAAAAGAAAGAAAGGATATTTAAATAGAATTAAAAATATTGATTATATTTTTAATAATGAAGAAAAATTTACAAAAAAAGGAGCAAATATTAATACTTTAAATTTAAAAATCTATACAAAATCGGATTACTATAAATATTTTAATAATTTAGAGTTGAGAGAATTATATTGGATTTAGAATAATTTATTAAAATAAAAATATTTGTTAGTATATAAAATGTCTGATAATAATACTCTAGATTTAACTGAAATTACTTCTGAACCTGTAGAGTCTAATATTCAAGTTGAAATTGTTGATGCACCTGATACCGATGAACCCGAAGAAGTTCCAGAAGAACCCGAAGAAGTTAGTGAACCTGTAATTGCTACACCTGATCAAGAACCTGTTGAGGATCCTGAACCTGTAATTGCTACACCTGATCCAGAACCTGTAATTGCTACACCTGATCCAGAACCTGTTGAGGATCCTGAACCTGTAATTGCTACTCCTGACCCTGATCCTGACCCTGTAGAGACAGTAAGTCCTGCGCCTGTTGGCACTGATAGTGCTCAGGTCGCCGCAGATATCCGTAACATTCTTACTGAAGTACCTACTACAGATACAGATTCCAGTGAATTATCAGATGATTTAAAACAAAGAATTGCTGAATTAGATTATTTACGTGAATGTTGTTCAAGCTGGGTTGGATCGGGTAGAAGAGGTAAGAGTAATTTCTTGACTGCTTGGTCAAATAAATCAGTATCAGTAGATTCAAATGTAAATTATGAAGATACATTAGAACAACTTGAAAAATTACCTGAATTAGTCGGATTAATGGCAGAAAGTAAAATTACGACTGAATCCAATCAATTTAAAAATATTGAATCTTATACTTTAGGTAAACCTTTATTTAATGATAAAAGTGTTGAAGAAAAAGTTGAAGTTCTAGAACTATTAGTTGGTTTATTAACAGATTGTGCAAATAAAAAAATACATAATAAAGGGATAATATTACATATTAATAACTTATATTAATTTATTTAGTTAGAATAAGCTAAACCACCCATACCACTCATGATACGGAGGACGTTATAGTTGACGGCGAAAATAGTTAGTTTTATGCTCGGAGCAGTAGTAGGGGTGCCTACATTCGCCATTGAGTACCCCATTGTACCAATGGGTGTTTGAATTGCACTACCTACTAGTTGTGCATTATCGATCCGTGAGAAATTACAAGTCCCTGACGGTTGGTGTTCTTCAGGTTTAAGTGCAAATGAATAAACAGCTATACTATCCGAACCAAGAAGGGCAATGTCATTTGGATCAAGGTCTGGTACGTGGATACCATATGTGGGAACTCCACCATAACCTGTATGATGTTGCCATACTTGAGTTCTGGTGAAATATTTGGAATCTCTTTCTTTAAAACGATCATGTCCATTAAGTTTTAATTGCCAATTACCACCCATTTCATCTAATGATACTGGTCCGGCAGTATGATCACCAACGCTGGTGGTTAAAGCCGTTTGACATCTTCCTGATCCAGCGCCGATAGATTCATTACGAGTACACCAAATTAATTCTTTAATTGGATGATTGAAGTTAAGGTCAATTGTTGGGGTTGTTGAACTAATCGTATTATCCGAATACTGTAATTGTTCAATTAAATATTCATGTGAAACTTGAGCAAATCTACGTCTTTCATCGGTGTCTAGGTAAATATAATCACACCATAGATTGAAGTTTGGAGTAACAGTAAGAAGAGTTGGCGTCCCAACTACTACATTACTATCGAATCCAGCGTCTGCAGCGCACCTTGATAAGTTTCCCAATGATTCAAAGGTCATTTTAATTTTAACTTCATGATATTGAAGTGCAATTAAAGGTAATGCGAGACCAGGATTACGATTGAACCAGAAATTTAAGGGTAAAAATATCTTATTAACGTTAATTTGACCCCCCCCGCTTGATTGGGTTGTGTAACCAAAACCATTAATAACTTCAGCTGTCGCGTCGGAGCCCGCAGCGCCGGAAAATTCGTTCACGTCACCCTCCCACGCCTCCGTATTTAAACCATAACCATTACCAGTCATTAATTGGTATAATGTACCATTTCCAGAAACTATAACATTGCCCGGGGGGACTGTAGATCCAAAATGACCACTTGGATTAAATTCAGTTAAATCAGAATATACACGATTCCACATAGAAGTATGTTTATCAATACGTTGACCACCAATTTCAATTTCACATTCTTTAATTAAAGAATCACCATATCTTTCAACCAAACCTACATCATTGCCCGTGCCGTCAGTCGCCGTTTTAAAAGTAGCATCATGTTCCAAATACATTCTGTGAACTAAATCACCATTTCTGGAGATTGTGGCAACAACTTCTTGGCCGAAACCAGCAGTACCAGAGAATGTCTGGACAATAGATTCCATAGAGAAGTTAGTGTGTCTGCGATAGACGACTTTAAAGAAAGTAATCTGAGGGTTACCAGTAAGGTAGATGTCTTGAGCACCATAAGCTACTAATTGCATTAATCCTCCTCCCATTGTTTTTATACTATAACATAGAAAAAAATTTTAAAGAAATTAATTAATTAAATTAAATTTCTTTTAAAAATGACTATAATATTTAGAAAAAAATATTAATTATTTAAAATCTATAGAAATAGATTATTATTTTAATTATTTATAACTTTAGTTACTGTATGCTAAACCACCCATACCGGACATGATACGGAGGACGTTGTAGTTGACGGCATATACATTAAGGTGGCCATTAGTCGAAACTAATTGAGCATTATCAATTCTTGAGAAGTTACATGTTCCAGATGGTTGGTGTTCTTCTGGTTTGAGGGCAAATGAATAGACCCCAATAGAATCATTGAATGTTTTGTCGGCGTTGAAGGAGTCCAGACCACCTGCACCTGAGTGATGTTGCCATACTTGAGTTCGTGTGAAGTATCTTTGATCGCGAGCGGCAAAACGATCATGACCATTTAATTTAAGTTGAAAAGTTGCGGAGAGTGGGGTGCGCACGGCGTTTTGCTCCTGCTGCTTATTCCAAACTAATTCTTTGACGGGGTGATTAAAATTAAGATCAGTTGAAGTACTCGTCCATGTTTGTTGTTGTACTTGTTCAATAAGATATTCATGAGATACTTGAGCAAATCGGCGTCTTTCATCAGTATCAAGGTAGATGTAATCACACCACAATTGATTATTAGTGACGGGACCTGCGGTTAGAGCTCGATGATTTAAAATAATTTTAACTTCATGATACTGAAGGGCAATTAGAGGTAAAGCAAGTCCGGGGTTCCGGCAGAACCAAAATTGTAGAGGCACATGGAGTGGTCCGCCCCATGCAGAAATATGGGAACCGGCATGCACACCACCCATACCACTCATTTTCTGAAACAATGTGCTTGGCTTCGTCCAATTAGTATCGGCATTCTTTACTTGTCCGGTAGGGTTAGGTTCGGTCAATTCAGCCCATGTTTCCATCCAGTCGCCGGAGTGTTTATCAATTGACTGACCACCAATTTCAACTTCTACAGTGTTAATAAACCACGATCCAGGATTGTCCGTCGTGGGCGTGCCACTCATAGTTAATTCCAAATACATTCTGTGAACTAAATCACCATTACGTGAAATAGTGGCGGTACAACGGCCATCTATAGCATCAGATGTACCATTCCAGGTTTGTTCAATAGATTCCATCGAGAAGTTAGTGTGTCTGCGATAGACGACTTTAAAGAAAGTAATTTGCGGGTTGCCAGTAAGGTAGATGTCTTGTGCGCCATAAGCTACTAATTGCATTAATCCTCCTCCCATTGTTTTTATACTATAACATAGAAAAAAAATTTGGCGAAATTCAATTAATTAATTAATTAATTCAATTAATTCAAAATAATTCAAAATAATTCAAAATAATTTAAAAGATTTATAAAATTTAAAATAAATAATTAAAAATAATTTAATTTTAAAATATTATGGAAAAAGATTAAATGGTATATCAGTTTCAGAAAATATCTATAATAATATTAATAATAATATTAAAAATAAATCTGTAAATTTATCCATAATAATTGTAGGTGATAGACAAGATTCATTAATTTATGTAAAATATTACGCCAGACCCAGGTGGTATCGGATCAATGACTGTATGTATATTATTAATAATTTGGTAAATTATTAATAATTTATTTGAAAAGATTTTTAAAAAAATGATTATTATTAGTTTGTTTATTAAGAAACTTAGTTCGAATATGCTAAACCACCCATGCCACTCATGATACGGAGGACATTGTAGTTGACAGCGTAGATGACGTCGGTACTGGATAGTGACACTGTACTGCCCGCCGTAAAGTTTAATTCAGCATTGTCAATTCTGGAGAAATTACAAGTGCCAGATGGTTGGTGCTCTTCGGGTTTGAGGGCGAATGAGTATACACCGATAGACTTGGTGTCTTTGGAGGTGCGGGCCTGAGTGACGAGAGCGGAATCAGGTGTTAATATCTCAACTTTTGTAATTTTAAACCCTGCCGACCCAGAAACAAAGGCTAGGTGGGAAGTGTCCGCATTAAAAATATTTTGTTCAAAACTCACAACAGTTGCTGTGGTATTGACAGCGCCTGCACCGCTGCCGCTGCCGACTTGAACACCCTTTAATGTTACATTTTTTACAACTGCTGTCGTACTTGTAGCCAAATCAGCGCCTACTATAGTCAAACGAAATACTCTTCCGACATTTGCTTTTATAAACCCTGCTGCATCCGCCGTATCGTTGGCCATAAAAAAACCTATCGCGTTGGGTTCTAAGTCTTTAACAGATCCCTGCACCCCCGTGCCGATCCCGTTGGCGTTGCCTGCGCCAGCAAAGGGTCCCGTGCCACCAAAATAGTTAGAAGCGCCCGTCGGAGGTAATGCGGCTACTGCGATGTACCCAATGGTGGTGGCGTTGGTGGGGGTTATGGTGGAGCTGGTGACTAATTCGTTGCCAATCGAGGCGGCAGCCATTGATTGCATTGTTTGTACGGTCTGGATGGACCCACCACCAACAGCATCAGTTCCAGCTCCCTCCAATTTTGTATAATTACTACTAAGCTGAGCAGCATCAGGTAAATTCTGGCGAGGAACAGCAGTGTGGTAATCGTATGGTTGCTGTAAATAAAAGTATTCATCATTTCTCGCACTGAAACGATCATGTCCATTTAATTTTAATCCCACCGTGGCTGGTTTCGCGCCGACGGTGGTGGACCATATAAGTTCTTTAACTGGGTGATTAAAATTTAGTTTATTGGAGGTAGAGGTTGCTAACCCTCCTCCAACTGTACTCTGTTCTTGAACTTGTTCAATAAGGTATTCGTGAGATACTTGAGCAAATCTGCGTCTTTCATCAGTGTCAAGGTATATGTAATCACAGTATAATTCAAATGGGGTTGCGGCCACGGCTAATGTAAATTTAACTTTAACTTCATGGTATTGAAGAGCAATTAAGGGTAAAGCAAGACCAGGGTTGCGGCAGAACCAAAATAGAAGTGGGATATGGACGTGTTCTACAGCGGTACCTGTAGTACCAATTTGACCAGTCATAGCTTTAAGACCAATGGCTTTAGATTCTGGAGTTGAAAGTTCATTCCAGGTATCCATCCATTGACCAGATTGTCTATCAATTCTTTGTCCACCAATTTCTAATTCAACTGTAATAATTGGTTGGTTAACGCGGTTCTGAGGGGCGTAGGCGCCGGTTTGAACAAGGTACATTTTGTGAACTAAATCACCATTACGGGAAATAGTGCATACAGGGTTGTTACCGCCCCCACCACTGAAAGTTTGTTGAATGGACTCCATTGAGAAGTTAGTGTGTCTGCGATAGACGACTTTGAAGAAAGTAATTTGAGGGTTGCCAGTAAGGTAGATGTCTTGTGCGCCATAAGCTACTAATTGCATTAATCCTCCTCCCATTGTTTTTATACTATAACATAGAAAAAAATTTTGGCGAAATTCAATTAATTAATTAATTAATTAAAAATATAATTTTAATTTTTCAAAAATATCTATAAAATCCAAGGAACTGAAATTAATTAAAATTAATTAAAAATATAATTTTAATTTTTCAAAAATATCTATAAAATCCAAGGAACTGAAATTAATTAAAATTAATTTTAATTAAATTATATATTTTAAAAATTTGAATTTTATTTACTTAAAATAATAACTATATAATATATTAGAAATATGGCAGAACAATATGAAAAAAAAGAACTCAGACAACATATTTATGACACTCCGGATACATATGTTGGGGGTATCGATAAAATTAATGAAGTTCTACCAATTTATAATGAAAATAAAATCGTCTTTAAAGAAATTGAATATATCCCAGCGTTGCTAAATATCTTTAATGAGATTTTAGTAAATGCTCGGGATCAAATTGTTAGATTACAAGGACAAGAAGGTTCTAATATTATCCAAGTATCTAATGTAAAAATTAATTTTAATCAAGATAATTCAATAACTATACTAAATGATGGAAATGGAATTATTGTTAAAGAACATGAAAAAGAAAAGATTTATATTCCTCAATTAATATTTGGTGAACTTTTAACATCATCCAACTATAAAAAAGGAGAAAAAAGAATTGTTGGTGGTAAGAATGGATACGGTGCTAAGTTAGCAAATATCTTTTCACAAGAATTTACTATAGAAACTGTAGATCATATTAATAAGTTGAAATATACCCAAACTTGGGAAAATAATATGACTAAATGTAATGAACCAATTATTAAGAAATGTCAAGCAAAACCTTATACAAAGATTACTTGGAAATGTGATTTTAAAAGATTTGATTTAGTAAATTATTCGGATGATATGATTAAATTAATGTACCGTAGGATATATGATATTGCTGGTATTACTGACAAATCTATTAATGTATTTCTAAATGATGAACAAATAAAAATCAAATCGTTCTTAGATTATATTAATTTATATAATGACTTTGTGAAATTCCAAGAAATTATATCGGATAGATGGGATGTAATATTTTCTGTATCTCATAATGATACATTTGAACAATTATCATTTGTAAATGGAATTTGTACTTCTAAAGGTGGGTCACATGTAGAATGTATAGCGAAACAAATTGCGAATGGTATTATTGATTTCATTAAGAAAAAGCATAAGAAAGAAATAAAGGACAAAGTAATCCGCAGATATATGTCATTATATATTAATTGTGTAATTGAGAATCCATCATTCGATTCCCAAACGAAAGAAAGATGTATTACTTCACATAATAAGTTCGGTTCTAAGCCAGTAATATCTGGTAAATTTATTAAAAATATTTGTTCTAATAATGAATTAATAGATAAGATTTTAGATGCCGATTCTAAAAATGATAATAAAGATTTAAAGAAAACAGATGGTAAAAAGAAAAATAAGATTATTGTTCCTAAGTTAGATGATGCTAATTGGGCAGGAACAAAGAAATCACAAGAATGTACTCTTATCTTAACTGAGGGAGATTCAGCAAAGTCTATGGCGATTGCAGGGTTATCCGAAGTAGGTCGTGATAAATATGGAGTATTTCCTTTGAAGGGAAAAGTACTGAATGTTCGTGAAGCAAATGTAAAACAAATTAATGCGAATGCAGAGATTGTTAATATAAAAAAGATATTAGGATTAGAAAGTAATAAGAAATATAAGGATATGAAATCATTAAGATATGGTAAAATTATGATTATGACAGATCAGGATCATGATGGATTTCATATTAAAGGATTATTAATTAATATGTTTCATTATTTATGGCCTGAACTATTGAATTTTGATTTTATATCTTATATGATTACGCCAATTGTAAAAGTATCATTAAAGAAAACTGTTAAACCATTTTATACATTAACAGATTATATGTCCTGGAAGAAAAAGACTAAGAACTCAAAGAGTTTTAATATTAAATATTATAAGGGATTAGGAACTTCTACATCATTAGAAGCGAAACAATATTTCAGAGAATTAAAAGTAAATGATTATTCAGTTAATGAACATACAGATAAGGCAGTAAATCTAGCATTTAATAAATCTTTGGCAGATGATCGTAAAGAATGGTTGAAGAAATATGATAATGAAATTATCCTTGATTATAATATTAAAAAAACAAATATAGATGATTTTGTGAATAAGGAATTAATTCATTTCTCAAATTCAGATACAAGTAGATCAATTGGATCTTGTATAGATGGATTAAAAACATCCCAAAGAAAAATTCTATTCAGTTGTTTTAAGAGAAAATTATACTCAGAAATTAGGGTAGCACAGCTTTCAGGATATGTTAGTGAGCATGCTGCATATCATCATGGTGAAGCTTCATTACAGGGAGCAATTATAGGTATGGCACAGGATTTCGTTGGTTCTAATAATATTAATTTACTTATGCCGAATGGTCAATTCGGGACTAGGATTATGGGAGGTAATGATGCTGCATCATCTAGGTATATTCATACTGAGATTAATCCAATTACAGATTTAATTTTCAGAAAAGAGGATTTCAATCTATTAAAATATACGGATGATGATGGATTATTAGTCGAACCAGAATATTATGTGCCTATAATACCTATGGTTTTAGTGAATGGTATGGTAGGAATTGGTACAGGATGGAGTACAAATATTCCGCAATATAATCCTATAGATATTATTAATAATATTAAAAGAAAAATTAAAGATGGTACATATTCTGCGATGATTCCTTTCTATAGGGGTTTCAAAGGTAAAATTATAAAAATATCAAATGAACAATATTTATCCAAAGGTATTTATTCGTTAAATGATAATAAGTTAAGAATTACTGAATTACCTATTGGGGGATGGACTGATAAATATATTGCTTATTTAGAAGATAATATTCAATGTGAGAAATCTGATATGATTATTGATTTTGATAATTATTCCACTGACAAAGATGTTAATATATTAATAACTTTATCGGATGAATTCATTTATGATGAAATTAGTAATAAGACAGGATATGAAAATTTTGAAAAGAAATTAAAATTAGTAACAAAAATTTCATTGACAAATATTCATGCTTATAATAGAAATAATGTAATTAATAAATATGCTTCACCTTACCAGATCATGGATGAACATTATAAAGTTAGATTGGGTATATATACTAAAAGGAAGGAATATATATTAAATGAATTAAACAATAAATTATTAATATTAGAGAATAAAATAAGATTTATTAATGAAGTAATTCTAAAAACAATTAAAGTATCTGAATGTAGTAAAAATGAATTATTAAAACAATTATTTGATAAAGCATATAATTTATATGATACACAATCAAATATCATTGAAGAAGTATCAACATTCGATATAATTAAAACTCAATATAATTATTTAATCAATATGCCGATATACACTATGTCAACAGATAAAGTAGAAGAATTAAATAATGAATTAAATAAGATAAAAGATGAAATAGATATAATATTTAATAAAGGGGTTAATCAAATGTGGATGGAAGAATTAAATGAGTTATTAGAATATATTAAAAAAAAATAAATATATGTATTAATATATATGAATAATTCTGAACAAATGTATACAGGTATTTCTGGAGTACAAGGACAGTTAAACAATACAGGACAATCTATAAATAAGAAAAATGGCTTATTCCCTGATATATATAAAAAGGGTGATAATTTAGATCAAGTCATGGTGAATAATGATATTATTTTGACGCCAGGTAAAACTATACATTGTGCTGATGATATATTAAGTGGTGTGTTAGAAGAAACATTATTGAGTAAATATTTTTTTTCGGATGATAATATAAATAATATACAAAAATTAATTAGATATGAATTTCATAAAGAAAAAAATGATTTAATTGATAATCAATCGAATATTATTTTGTTAACTATTATGCGCGGAATATTTTTAAAATATAGTAATTCGGTTGATAAAACATTAGAAAAAATAAAAATACAAATACAACTGTTGAACGGTTTAGTAGTTCAATATAGTTTGGGTAAAATATATAGTAATTATGATATGCACAAAAAGTATTTGAGTGATATAAGTGAGATGCCAAATTTAATGGATTTGCCGCAATATCATAATAAAGCTAGTTATACTTTTGATTTAACAGATCGAAATAATATGTCAAGAGAAAACATTACATTATTTAATCAATAAAAAGTATAAAGATTAATATTATAAGATATATATATGGATATATCCGATTTTTTTTTAAATAAAAAACAAATAGAATTATTAAATAATTGGATAAATAAAGATTATAAGAAGCAATTTTTATTTATACATGGGATAAGTTCATCCGGAAAAACAAGTTTAGCAGAATGTATTTTAAATAAATATAAAATAATACATATTAATATTGATTTTTTAAAATCAAAAACAAACATAAAAGAATATTTAAATGAAGTTTTAGGCCGTAAAAATGTATTCATGATGTTAAATGATGATTATCAATATAATGCAATTATATTTGATAATTTAGAATTATTTTTAAAACATAATAAAACTATATTAAATGATATATTATCATGTATACCAAAATTAAATATATATAAACAAAATCATCCGATAATATTTGTATCATCAAATATAAATCATAAAAGTTTTAAAAAGATATTATCCAATTCTAAATTTTTAGAAATTAATTATACATATGATAATGTATTGAAAATAACAGATAAATTGTTAAAAAAAACGAATATAATTTTAACAACATCTGAAAAGAAAGATTTGATTAACAAATCTGATATGAAAATAAATAATATAAGATCAAATATTAATATATTAAATTTAAATAATAGTTATTCACAAGTATATGATTATGAAGATAATTTTATAACAAATGCTATAAATAAGATATATTCAATAAATGATATAAATGATATAATAAGATATTCACAGAATACAAATAATCTTTATTTTGATATATTAGATAATATACATTATT